TTGGTACACAGTTTGGAACTGTTCTACCGTTTTTCTTTTTAGTTCCGACTGCAGTATAACCTTTCCAGCAGGCATCCTTAAGATCACCTGTAGGTTCTGCTACTTTCTTTTCTTCCAAATACTTTTTAAATGTTATCATTTTTGCCAACCTTTAATTATTTCTGCAGAGAAGTTAGATTTACTGAACTCCATGCGATCTACGATTTTAACAGCACCACCAGTTAGATGGTCTATTGCAACAAACCCCTCGACTCCTGTAACCTTAAATCCATTAGTGGTTTTTAGGAAAGTCTTAATGTGTCCTGCATCATTCATTTTACTGATAATAAGTGCCTTTGCTTCTACGATTAGATTCATTAAATCAAATATCTTAGCAATTTCTGCCATTGGATGAACCACAAAGAATTTCATTACTACTTTCTTTTTCTCTTCCCACACTGCTTTAGATTTATCAGTCTTTTTAGAATCTATTTCTTTTTGATACTTATCTGAGATATAATGAAACAATTCTTGTACATGCGTATGGGTATTTGTAATTAGTTTTCCTGCACGAACTTTAGTATTGTTAAAGGTTTTAACGTGCATTAACAAGTCTGGATCATTGCTAATATAGTTAATTGCAGCAGAATCTATCTGTTGAAATAACTTACCTGCTCTCGAAAGAATATCATTTACCTGAGTAGTTTCTGCTGCAGTAAATGTGGCAACTCCAGAGTAATCTTTATAGTTCGCATCGTCCATCCACACGTTCTTAGACTTAGACATCTTCGGAACAATAGGTGTACCAAAGGATGCTCTCATCGAGTCAAACGACGCTCCAGTGTAAGTTGTGTGCCAAACAACTCCAATCTTTGCGGAGCGGATCGTTCTGCCCATCTCACTAGAGAATGGAACAGCATAAACAATAGTATTAGGATGAAAAGTGATGTAATCTTCTTCATCAATGGTAACCTTCTTTAAATCGTTTTGAGTGAACATTAAATCACCCTGATAGACACCCGACTTAATACCAAGTTTAGAAAACTCTTTTAGAGCAATCTTGAACTTGTCATTCAACTCTCCAGTCAATTCGCTATCGATATCTGCATTCGTTTTATAAATCTTTGGATTCTTATTGAATACACCCTTTTTGGCAACAAAGAACTTACCATCAGTAGGATCTACTCCAGCAAAGATAGCAGGTGCACCATCCCACTTTACAGTGGCAGTTACTTTAGACTTAGAACTACCAGCAAGCATATCACGGAGATCTTTTAGAAAGTTAATTGCTTTACGCAATCCAGCGACTCCCTCGTTAAATACGAGGTCATCAATGTGCTCCATGTGCACATTCTTTTCTTCTGTTAGGTAGTCTTTGTATTTTAACATTAAGATATCTTTACGAAATACGAACTTACGTCGATGTTTGAAGAGGCATAGCGAAAGAAGTCAGTAACAATTTCATTACGCACTCTGACTGATTGACTTAAAAATAAATCTAAAAATAACATATTCATAAACTTAGAAAATAAAAATCCAGCAGATTCTTCTTGTTTTGCTAGTGCAAATTTCTTAAAGTCTGCTTCAGAAACTGGTTTTCCTGGAAGTCGAGCAGCAGTAAAGTGTTTATCGTATAAATGATAAAATCTAGGAAAGAAATTGTCACGTTTGATATCGTTTGAAATTGACTTTTCACTTAAGAAGAAAATTTCTTTACCAGTGTGTTTTTTCATAAAGTGGTTGATATTACCACCACCAATTTTGCCCCCTGCAGCAGATATACCTTTGATCTCTCCTTGCCACATTGCTTCTCCGCTGGTTGCTCTAAACTGCATTTCTTTACCGCTAATCTTCATGTACATATCAATTGAGTTGAAGAATGGTGGGTATTTTCCACCAGCACCTCCTGCCGCTAGTCGGAATCCTTCATATGTATAATCTTTTCTGAGTTCTTTACTATCATTGTATATCTCAAACTTAGGATTGCGTTCTATCTTTTTAAGAGACACTCCAAGTAATTTTTTACTCTCTGCTAAATTTTGAATACTATGATTTAATTCTGACCAAGTGTAAAATGGAAGTGTAGATGGTCCAGGAGGAGTTGTTAAAGTTGTCATCCAAATATCTGCTGGATTCCATTTATCATCTGAGAAAGATCCTGGCGCACGGGAAGGTGTATCACCATCACCCATTGTATCGTCTTTGTGAACAACTCGCTTCGCTTTGTAAATTTCGTTTACGAAATTTGACCCTCTATGGAACTTAATCATTCCACGCATTTTATAATTGTCAAATAATATATTAGCAGTATCAATATATGATTGCAACCATTCAGTGGGTGACTTTTCGATAACACCAGTATAATCAACTGTAGTGTCGCAATATTGATGTGCTTTAACAAAGTTCTCTAACTTTAGGTCGTCCCAAGTGATCTTA